CGTCATGTTTGTCGATCAAATCTTTGAGGAATGTGCGGAGATTTTAGGAACTACTGACGAGAAAAGAGTTTACCGCAAAATCACGCAAGCTGTCCAGACGCTTATGGAGTCTGGGCATTGGATGCAATCCACTGCGGACGTTGACGTTTGCACTGGTTGGGATGGTTGTACTATCGCTCTTCCCCGTGGAATAGACGTTCCCCTTGCGGTCAACGTAGATGGTTCACCAGTCTACTTCAGAAATCGTCTATTCCAATACCATGTTAATAAGGGTGGTAAATTCAATACTGTAGATTGGGCATGGGATGACCGAGGCTATGTTGCGACATTAATGCAGATCATCCAACCTTCGCAGTTGGTTGCTATTGCCGAAAGCGAAAATGACGTTGGTAAGATTATTCGTCTTACTGGCACTGACTCCAACAATCGAGATCTTCGTAGCCAACTCAAGGATGGAACTGGTGTTGATGGTTTGCTCATTCCAATCCACTCGCAATCTGACTTTGCTTACGGAACGATTGCTCCTGACGATGCCACTATTCGCACCCGTGAGGTCACTATAACCCCGATTAGCAAGTTTGCATCCGCAACCCCTCACACACTTGATTCAGGTCAAGGAATGGCCATTACTGCGATCTCTGGAACTATCCCAGTCCCGCTTTCTAATGGTCAGACGTACTACATTGGCGTTCTGGATGCGCTGACCATTCAAATCTACAACGATTCTCTCAATGCAGAGGCAGGTAATTATCCGCTTTCCCTCCAAAGTATAGTAGGAGCAGGGCCATTGAAATTCCTAGATTCTAGGACTTCATTCGTTGTCACTGCTCTTCAATTCGCGTCTGCTCCTACTATCGAAATAACAACGGCAAATCCGCTTACTTTCCCAGCATCGTTAATTTATTCCGTTACTGGAACTGCATCGAATGATAGAATTACTGCTGTAGATAATATCCTGCAAAACAATCAAGCAATAAAATTTACATCACTGCTTGGCGGGTCTGGTTTAAATACTAGCACCCAATATTATGTTATTAACCGATCTGGAGATACATTTCAGGTTAGCACCTCTGTTGGCGGTTCTGCTGCTTTATTTACAACGGATCTAACAGGACGTATATCAGCAACACATATGCTACCTATTGGATTACGTTCTGGAGTTACTTACTTTGGTAACTTACTAGACGCAACTCATCTTCAGGTTTTTAGCTCAATTGCTGACGCACAGGCAAATATCAATGAAATTCACACGACTGGATCAACAAATCCTATTAATGTCGATATCCGAAAGGAAATTGTTCCAGAGACAAAACTAGTCTTTAATGTTCCTCACTTGCTATCACAAGGTGACCAAGTTGAAGCGTTTACTTCTGGTGGAACATTGCCTACGCCATTGCTGGAAAACCAAAATTATTTTGTAAACATTATCGATTCGAAATCAGTATCAATTCATACAAATCAATCGGACGCATTAGGTTCAACACAAACAAACTTTGTTAATCCAATTAAATTAACATCTGGTGGAGTTGGTACATTTTCCCTTGTTAAGTTAATTCCAGCATCAGCGGTTGCGGGAGAAGCAAGTCAAATAACCGCACCGGGACTTCACATAGATAGCCCCGTTGGTCAAGATGCAGAATTCACACCCGTGGTAGTTGGTGGTGTTATCTCTATTAATCTAACCAACGGAGGATCAGGTTATACGAATGATACTATAAACGTTGAATTTCCACTTCCTCCAACAAAACCCACAGGAAGCACAATAACAACAAGGAGAGCAACTGGATACGCAATTAGAAACAGCATTTCATATCAGATTTCTGCTATTGTTTTAAACGACCCCGGATTCGGGTACATTGACACAGGATCACCATTAAACATTACTATTGGTGCGCCACCAGCTGCCATTTCTAAAAACGTAACAACTGTTTTAACGGACAATTTAATAAACGTAACAGTAACCACAAGTGGAAATCATGGTTTTCGCACTGGAGACGAGGTTACAATCACAGGAGCAGACCCTGCTGAATATAATGGAAATTTTACAGTATCAGTAATTAGTTCCAACAAGTTCACATACCAACTGATAAACCCTATTGGAAATGAGGTGAGTATTACCACCCTAACGTGTTCAGGAACATTGGCTACAGCAGAAACCACCATTAATCACGGACTTTCTGCTGGTCAAACTATTTACGTTAGTGGTGCTGCGGCAGTTGGATACAATGGCAACAAGGTTGTCGCTCTTGTAGACCTAAACACATTCACTTATACTGTTGTTGCTGGAACACCACCTACTGCAGGTGGAACTCCTATTTTATTTACTTCCCCAGCAATCAGAGATGATCCCGCTGTTCCAATAAAAGTTGTTTTGAAAGCAGGAACACTAGCAGCTGCAACCTGCACAATTGAAACCTCTGTTTTAGCTGGATTCACCAAGGTTGATGAAGGGTCTGGATATTTGGTTGAACCACAGGTAGAAATTAAAGATGGAGGTGGAAGTGGTGCTACAGCAAGAGCAAATGTAGCTAATGGAAAAGTAACATCTTTGACTGTTGTAACTAGTGGAACAGGATACACAAGCGTTCCAACTGCATTAATAACACCCTCAACTGGTGTGTTTTTACAATTCTCTTCGACTGGATTGATGCCAACACCTTTAATTTCTGGAACTTCTTATAGGGCAGAAATGCCATTAAACACATTAACTGGAAATTTCACTGTTAAAAATGCTGACTTTAGTAAAATAAACATAACATCAACTCCAACGGGATCGTTTTATGTTGTCCTTTCCCGTTCGTTTTCGGTTGGATTCACGAACAAATGGTTAGGTGACTTCACAAACCTTTCAACGTATTCTGAAATTTACTGGGGATCGGATTATCAGTTACCAACAACGAGTCCAGCAATTGACGTAGGAACAACTCCATCCTATTTGGAAATACTTTCAAGAAGTGTTGCACGGGCTTATACTTCAACAATTTCACCTGCTCCACTAATTAGCGTTACTGCTTTTGGAACTGGGCAATCGTATTTTGCTAAACGCTTCGTTGTTTCACCTCTGCCGTACAACAATTTAATTCAGCCTTCCTCTGTGCAATTTTTGCAGGAAAATGAGAATGTTAAATTCTCTACAAGCGGAGTTTTACCATCTCCATTGGTTGCTGGAACGGACTATCAAGTAAGGGTTGTGGGTGATAGTGTTAATGTGTATTCTGGAGGAGTGCTAGTTCCGATCACAACCCCCGGCACTGGTCAGTTGTTGCTTGATATTGAACGAACATTTAACGCATTGCCTTCCACAAGCATCGTTGCTGACGCTTCGTTGTATACTACTGGTCAGTCCGTAACTGTACGAGCCAATTCTGGTGATGTACTTCCCTATGGACTTGTGGCAGGAACGACATACTTCATCCGTCGAGTTGATAACAATGAATTTGAATTGTATGACACAAAAAACCAATCTCAAAACCTATCTAGCATTGTTGGAAGAAGAGAGTTTTTAACCAGTGGTCTTTCTACAGATAGCAAGTTTTTCGTTGATGCCATTGAGGATCCAATCCTAGTCAAAAGTGTGGCTAACATTCAAAAGCCAATCACAGATGGGTTTGTTAGTCTTTACGCAATGGACTACGGACGCAGCAACGATTTGACATTGATTGGTCAATACCACCCACAAGAAGTCAATCCGCAGTACCGCCGAATTCGCATTGGCAAACCATGCGCGTGGGCAAGAATTGCCTATCGCATTAAACCTCCAGTGATTACCAGCAAGTACGATTTCATTCCGATTGAGCATACACGCGCAATCATTTGCGGAGTCCATGCTTGCGACTTGGAAGACAAAGACTTTGCTGAACAATCACTGCGTTACTGGGGATTTGCTTTGGCATACCTGAAGAATCAGCAAGAACACCAAGATGGTCACGCTTTTGTTCCACCACAAATTAATTCTGAAACGTATGGTGATGGAACTGATCCAGTTATGTTCTAGCAATGAAAAGTGAAAACATTACATCAGGCAGACTTAAAAAAGTCTCAACAGGATGGATTCAAGGAGTAAATTCTGTAAGGAATCCTTGGTCATTGCCTGAGAACCAATTCAAGTGGGGTGTTAATGTAACTGTCCGTGGTGGAATCGTGCAAACGAGGCCGGGGCATAAAATGCAACTCTCCCTTCCCGCTGGCAACTTCCAAGGTGGCATTTTATTTTCTTCAAACAAACAAAAGGAATCTGCGATTACACAAGATCGGGATGGGGTTATTACAACAACTCCAGCTAAAATCTTCGACGTGGATGGAAGTGGTGTAATTGCAAGCGAATTGTCCTACATGGTATTTGCCGTGAATGGGAATGTTTACTACTCTCCATTTCCTCTGGTTCAGCCAAGCAACTGGGAGGATTATCGTCTTAAAAACATTGCGATGTCACCAGACGTTGATCAATTTGTCTTTGCACTTGCCACACGTTCAGCAAACCTATCGACTGGCTCTCAAGAATTCGCTACACCAGCGCATCGAATTGTAATGATCCAAGATGGCATTTCATACCCTTCGTACTGGGATGGTGCTGATAAGGCAGGTGTTCAACTTTCCACGATTCCCGTTGGATACTGGATGGCATACTCTGGAAACAGAATGTGGATCGCAGATAAGAATATCGTGCTTGCATCAGATTTAGGTGATCCAACCTCATTCCAAGAACGTACAACTGGCACTTCCCGTGGTGACTTTAGCTTTTCACGTCCTATCACTGGCATGACAAGTTATGTCGGTCAGGATACATCAACACGTCTGATCGTATTTACGGATCGTTCTACCTTCCAGTTGAAATCAGGTATCCTTGATAGAGATCAATGGGTCACAACTGAAAATTTCCAATCTACATTGTATCCAACTGTTGGTTGCATTGCAGGAAAATCAATTGCTTTTCAGGCAGGTCAGATGTGGTGGTACGCTCAAGGTGGCCTTATGACAGGTGATATTGCAGCGACATCGTATCTGTCTTCGCAGGTGCTATTCAAAGACGTTGAAATGGCAAGGGCAAAACGACTGATGGCAGCAGATCCAACAAAGATTTGTGCCACTGGATTT